ATCCGTCGTCGAGGATGCGCGTCGTATCACCGACCGAATGACTCAATGGGGGCTGTGATGGCTAGTTTACCTGCTGTCGTCCAAGAGATCGACAGCCTCTTTAAGGAGGGCTACGCCGCAGCCAACCCAAATCTCGTCGGGCTGATCGTGCTCGCCGATGCGGTGCACACGCTGGCTAATCGCCTGATGATCGAAGGGCCGATGGGAGGTGACACTAACGTCATCCAGAATATCGCCGATGCGATGCAAGACTTGAAGTCGGCAGTAAATGAGATCGCCTCGTCGATTTACCAGCTGGACTTAAGTGGCCTAACCGTGCATCTCGACGGCGAAGTAAAGGTGGAATCGGATGACGTGTAAGATGTTGGAGGAGGTCAGCAACCCGACGCTCCCTCGGGAGCGTCCGCCGGAGGACATCGACGAACGTCTCGACTGGCTCATCCTGCGGCATCAGGGCGGCCGGGCTTCGGGGTGCGATTGGTGCCTCTTGGTCGAGACTATTGAGATGATGCAGCGGCGTGCCAACGCGGCCGAGTTCGCGCTGCATCGCCCGACGAAATCGTAAACCCAGCCTTACACGTGTTTCTGGGAAACTTGACACTAAGATCGTTACAAACGGCAGATAGCCTAGGTTTTTTCCTGGCCCGCCGTTTGCGTACTCGGATGGTAACCAGAGGGGAGGAGCCATGAGTGCTGCATTACTCCAGGAGTAATCTTAAACATATGGAGAAATATCTCATGTCTAAGTTGATCTCTACGTTACTCGGTTCTGTGGTGTTGGTAGCGACGGCAACGCCGTCGCACGCCATCCTGCAGATCGCGGCCCAGGTCAACGGTGGGTCTATCTTTACCTGCTACGACAACCAGTCAACCTGCGACACGAACGGCACCACCGGCACGTTGACCTTGGGCCAAACCACGATTGGCGGCGTAACTTTCGAGGGAAGTTCGCAGACGCAGTTGACCGGTCCTCCGACCAACGCGCTGTTGACCAACTCAGAGACGATCACCAATACCACTGGTGCGACCGCGACGATCCTGTTTGCGGTTAGCGGCACCGGCTTCGCGGCACCCACCACAACCTTCGACGCGTCGGGCTCGGCGACGTTCCTGACGGCCGCCGGGTCGCTCCTCAACATGGCGTGGTATGGCGACACCGCCAACACCCAGGGAGCTGGTACACCTACCGACACTCCGGGTATTCAGTTGGCATCGACCAGCTTCACCAGCACCGGCACGGACTCGTACGCCACCGGCCCGCTCACCGGGGCGTGGGTCACGTCTGACCCGTACTCGTGGACGATGACCGCCGGCGGCACGTTGTCGGCGGGGGCCACCGCGACGATCACCAGTCGGGGCCAGGACATCATCAGCGATGTCGTGGCGGTCCCAGAACCGGGCACGCTCGCGATGCTGGGTAGCGGGCTTATCGGCATGGCGGGGTTCTTAGGCTGGCGTCGCCGCCGGCACAACGACTGCGTGATACCACTCACGTAATGGGGATGGCCTCAAGACGGCGAGTGAGGCCGTGACTTCAGTCACAAGTAAACCCCGTCAGCCCCTGGACCGGTCGGTGTCAACCCGGTCGCGAGGGGCATTTACATAAGCCCGAACCAAGCGAGGGCGGCCAACATAAGCCCGCCAAAGTAAACCACATAGAAAAGGACTATCCGGATGACCACGCTACCACCACGAGTTCAGACGACGCCGGAACAAGATCAAGCGATGATAGAAGCGCGAGTTGCATTTATGCGCCAGTGCCCCTTCTTCGCGTATTTCTACTATGACAAGATTACCGAGTTCCCAACGATGTCGATGCCGACGGCGGCGACCGACAGCCGGCGGCTGTTCTACAACCCCGTGTGGTTCGCCGCCCTCCGGCCGCCGGAGCGGTGTTTCGTGTTGGCCCACGAGATGTACCACGTCATTTGGCAGCACTGCCAGCGCGCCAAGATTTATATCCGGGACAAACACGTCGAGGGCACACCCTACGACCACGATCTGATGAACCGGGCCGAGGATTACGTCATCAACGCTGACTTGATCAACCTCAAGGTAGGGCTGTGCAATCCCGAGTGGCTGTATGACCCCCAGATCAGCGGGACCGACAACATCGTCGAGGTCTACAAGAAACTGTGGCAACAAAAGCAGGTACAGCCCGGCCTGCCGGCACCGACGCCGCAGACCGGCGGCGGCAATACTCCCGGAGTAACCTTCGGTCGCGGTTCGCAGCCCGACAAAACCGCGAAGGCCAATGGCGGCGGCTTTGACGATGTGAGGCCGCCACTGGTCGACCCCATCACCGGGACAGACGACGAGATCGGCGAGATCGCCTTTAAGGAAGCGGTCGCGCGGGCGGCGCAGGCGGCCAAAGCCGTGGGCAAGATGCCGGGGAGCCTGCAACGATTGGTCGATGAGTTGCTCGAACCCCAGGTTAACTGGAAGGACCGAGTCCGCATGTTGATCACCGGCCAGATCGGCAAGTTCCGCGAGAACTGGGCGACCCCCAATCGCCGCTACATCGTGATGCCGCAGATCGTCTACATGCCCGGCAAACGGGGGCACGGGGCGGACACTGTCGCGGTATGGATCGACTGCAGCGGCTCGGTCGAGGACCGCGAGTACGACGCGTTCTTCTCCGAGGTCGGCGGCATCATCCAGGACGTCCGCCCCAAGCGGCTCCTCGTAGGCTGGTGCGACGCTATCGTCCAGAGGACGGAGTGGGTGAGTACATTGGACGAGGTCTACGGGCTGATGCGCGAGCCGGTGCCCGGTTGCGGGGGTACTTCGTTCAAACCACCGTTCGAGTGGATGGAAGAGAACGAGGTACTCCCCGAGACCTGTGTCTACTTGACTGACGGCTTCGGCTGGTACGGACCGAAGCCGGACTTCCCGTGCGTATGGTGCATGTCGACAGATCAAACGGCGCCGTGGGGGGAGACGGTGCGCGTTCACGTTGGATCGTAACAATAACGGGTTGAGTCCCAATCGGGACTCGACTCCAATTCAGATGGTTACAAATGAACTGGACACCGACAGAGGATCACATCTACCGACTGCAGCAAGTCGTCAACCACATGACCAACCGCCGTGCCTGCGTGATGGAGGCAGGCTACCCGCTGGATATCGAGCAGGTTAAGAAAATCGTCTGGCCGCCGCGCCTCCAGGAATTCGCCGCGCTCGGCTACGACTCATTGCAGACAACTCGCGGCATCAACTATGAACTCGGCCCCGAACACGGACTAGCCCGACGCTCGATCACTCATGTGAGTTTGCCGAAGTCTATCCATTACGCCTACCAGCGGCAGCTCCAGTCAGCCTATGTTGTAGATAAGCCGATCTATTTTAACCGCGACGGGATCGACGACATTGCGATGGAAGCGTTAAAGAAATGGACCGAGGAGGCGGTCTACGAACGAAGATTGGCCATGTTAACCACGACCACGGTGTCGATGTTCTTCAAGCACCGGGCCGACGACAAACTCACGATGTATCACATCCTGGCCCGCTGGCCAGGACTAAAGGCGATCTTCCCACGTGTGACCCATCACGGCTACGGTCGCGCGCAGGATATCTGGGAGCGGCACGGCAACGAGGTTCCGAGGAACCTCCAGCGATGGGACTGGCCCAAATTCGGGCCGGAAGCACTCTGGCGGGAAACCAACGCACGGCGCATGGCATTAGCCGAGGAGACCCTGTTGTCGTGCCTGTCACTGGCATCGTCACCGACTACCAATTCCGGCAAACTCACCGCCCATATAGCCGACTGGCAGATACTGGGCGGCGCCCCTTTTTAAGGTGGGTAGCAATGGCATCACCTAATACTGACGCCGCGACGATCATAATCAACCTAATGAAAGAGCAGGGCCGGGTCTGCGACGATTGCGGCGATCCCGACATTCAAGTCTGCAGCACGCCGTGGCGTGTGCCCGCCGACGGTGACGATGAAGAACCGCCACCGTACGCGCCGGGCGAATACGTCCAGAAATGCTACTGCGGCCCCTGCTTTATCAAGCTCGTTCAAAAACCCAAACACTAACGAAAGTTAACAAGCCAAGCCCCCGCCGTGAGCGGGGGCTTTTTTGTGGGTGGTTGACATTCCAATATTATAGGGTTTAGGCTGCGCCGATGCGCGGCGGCCCACCGATAAAAGACATTACCGGTCAGCGGTTTGGGCGCCTTGTGGCAGTTAAGGTAGCTGGCCGCATCAGAAGAAAATTCGCGTGGGAGTGCGCGTGTGACTGCGGTAATACGATACGTGTGGTCGGTACCAACCTGCGCAGCGGCAACACAAAATCGTGTGGGTGCAGCCGACTAAGACGCCGAACCGCACCGATTACTCCCGGAGTAACCCTATAAGCATAATCGTTAGGGGAAAGTATGGCGCTAATTACTCTCGATTTTGAAACGATGTACGACCAGGACTATAGCTTGTCAAAGATGAGCGAGGTCGACTACATCAAGGACGCCCGCTTCGAGGCGATCATGTGCTCGGTGAAAGTGGGTGACACGCCGACGGAGGTATATGTCGGCCGGGACATTAAGCCGGCATTGGGCCGGATCGACTGGTCTACATCGGCTGTACTCGCACACAACATCCGGTTCGATGGCGGGATTTTAGCTTGGCATTACGGCCATGTGCCCAGGATGTACCTCGACACGCTGAGCATGAGCCGCGCCACCACGCACTGGACGATTGGGCGGTCGAGCCTCGCCAAAGTCGCGGAGTATCTCGGGCTGCCGCCCAAGGGCGACGAAGTTATTAAGGCCAAAGGCAAGCGGCTGCGGGATTTCACGTCAGCGGAGCTGGAATTGTACGAGAAGTATTGCGCGCGGGATACCGACCTCTGTCACGCGATCTTCCAAAAGCTGCGCTCCCACTTTCGCGCCAGCGAGCTGGCGATCATCGACATGATCGCCCGCATGTTCATCTTGCCACAGGTCAAGTTAAATGCGGCGGTCTTGCAACAAAACTATGACCGGGTTCTAGCCGACAAAGCCGAGGCATTGGCCCGTGTCAGCGAGATACCGCGCTCAGTGTTTTCGTCGCAGCCGCAGTTTGCAAAACTGCTGCAGGAGCACGGTGTCGAGGTACCGATGAAAACCTCGCCCACGACCGGCGATCAGATACCGGCATTGGCTAAAGGCGACTGGGCTTTTAAGGAACTCTGCGCCGACGACACACTCCCACCCTTCGTGCAGTTGTTACTGGCGGCGCGGCTCTCGGAGAAGTCGACGCTAGAGGAAACCCGGTCGCGCAACATGCTGCGCCTCGCACAGACACCGTGGGCCCTAGGCGTTGGCTGGGCACCGATCCCGCTGAAGTATTCGGGGGCACGCACTCACAGGCTATCGGGCGACGGCGGCGCTAACTGGCAAAACCTGCCAAGAGGCAGCCTATTGCGAACGGCCATAGAAGCCCCAGCCGGTTGGCGCATCGTCCACCGTGACGCTTCGCAGATCGAAGCTCGCATGACAGCGTGGTTGGCAAAATGCAATATCCTGTTGGATGCCTTCGCTGAGCAGCGAGACGTGTACTGTGAGTTCGCGTCGATCATATACGACCGCGAGGTGACGCCGGAAGACAAGTTAGAACGGTTTGTTGGTAAAACCGCCATCCTTGGGCTGGGCTATGGCTGCGGTGCCGAGAAGTTCCAGAAGATGTTATTCATCGGCAATGGCGGGATCAGCCTCAAGCTCAACATCGAGACCGCCGATGTGATCGTGACCAATTACCGCGCGGTTTACCACGAGATACCGGCACTGTGGCAGTATTTCAACTACTTGTTAAAACAAATCATTAAGTTATCTCGGCGCGTGCGCTATGACCGGATGCCGTACGGGGTAGATTACAGCCACATCCCCATCGACGTGGACTACGATTGTTTCGTCCTGCCGAACGATCTGCGGATATGCTACCCTGAGTTAAGCCAGGACCCCGCAGACGCACAGATGACGTACATCGACCCGAACTATACTACTCCGAGATACCTCTATGGTGCGAAAGCTTGCCTTGGTGCAAACACTGAAGTCCTTACCGACCACGGGTGGAAGCCGATTATCGAAGTCGTCGTTTCTGATCGCCTATGGGACGGTATTGAGTGGATTACCCACGATGGTGTCACCTTTAATGGAACCCAATTGACCGCTTTGGTCGATGGCATCACAATGACTCCTCACCATAAGGTTTTAACCGAAATCGGGTGGGTGGATGGGGCGGCCTGCGAAGGATATAACCGGGCTGCGGTTTGGCTATCTGACAGCGACGCGGCGCGTTGGGTCGATCCTGACGGGGACTGGCTGGCGACCCCTGTGGGAGGTTCGCTGCGATTGCGGCCAGACCAAGCAGATGATCTCGTCGATTTACTGCAAGGGCGAACAGAAATCGTGCGGTTGTCAGCGGTACGAGATGATCGCAGCGATCAATCGGACACATGGGATGTCGAGGCACCCAGCCTACGCGGTATGGCGGTCGATGGTGGACCGGTGCAAGTTGCCGACGCATCAAGCGTGGGTGAACTACGGCGGGCGGGGGATCACGGTCTGCCCCGAGTGGCAGTCGTTCGACGCGTTCTGGGACGACATGGGTCCGACGTACAAGCGCGGCCTTGCACTGGAACGCAAGGACAACGAGGCTGGGTATTCACTAGCGAACTGCGAGTGGGCGACCTACCGACGGCAAGGCAACAACCGCCGGAACAATGTTCATATACCGACGTGGTTTGGTCCGATTACAGTAGCCGAAGCATCAAGATTGACCGGTATCGGCCATACGACACTGTTGTATCGCCTGAGCGTGGGTGCCAGCCCGTCTACGATATTGTCAACGCCGGACCTCGGAACCGCTTTGTCGTCGCGGGTACGCAAGGGCCATTCATAGTGCATAATTGCGAGAACATCAGCCAGGCATTATCGCGGATCATTGTTACCGATATCGCGGTGCGGATGCAGGCCAAAACCGGCTATCGGCCTTTCCTTTCTACGCATGATAGCCTCGATTTGTGTGTGCCGGAAAAAGACGCAGAGGCAATAGACCAGGAGCTGGCGCGGCAGTTTGCTTATGTGCCGGATTGGGCCGAAGGGTTGCCGCTAGCCTCTTCGGGCGGTTGGGGCCGCAACCTGACGGCAGCAGAACGGGAAGATAACTGTTAAAGTAGAACTGCGGCTTGTCGCCGCGTGCCCTAGGAGACCCAGCATGGCCGACGAACCCAATACCTCCCAAACCCACGCCGAGCAGCAGGCTGAGCGCCAACGGGAACGCGACCGCCAAGCCGCCGAAGCCGACGCCATTGGCCAACCCGGTGAGCGCGTCGTGGCCGAGCACACCGAGCGCACCAATAACCGGGCGCAGGGGTCCGGCCGCGAGAACACCGCGATCCCCGAACACACCCGCGAGGTGCCGCCGCCGTCGGAGGAAGCGCCGTTCGGGGCCAACCCCAAGCCGCCGTTGAAAATCCTCAACATCGACGGCCCCGGTAACGGCGACGGGGTTAGCTGGATGGATTTCTCCGAGCCCGCCCCGATGGAATTGATCCAGGCAATCTACGACAATTCTAAGGACGGCCCGGTCACCATCTGGTCGCGGCATCTGGCCGAGTCGAACTTCTCGGCATTGTTGTGGAACTGGCTGGTCGAGAGCGACGCCGCGTGGCGTTCGCGCTCACTCGCGATGCAGCTGTGGGAGCCGCCGACCGAAGTGCCGCCGCAAGGCACCGGCATGATCAACTTCACTCCGCCGGCCCCGAAGACCGAGGCCCAGCGCTCACCGTCGCAGCCGGCGCATCGCAACGCGACTACCCAGGCGCAGCGCGACGCCGGGCGCGCGCAGCCCCACAAATAGGTGAACCCCATGCCTGAGCGCCCCATCGAGCGTATCGAGCAGATGGACCTCGTCCCGCCGGGCGAGGTCGGCGAGACCAAGTGGACCGGGCGGGGGCGGATGCTGGGGGCACCCGCCCCCACCACCGACATGCAGCAGCCGTCCCGGCCGCATGACCCCTTCCCTAACCCGCCGGAAGACGTAGTGCCGGAAATCCAGATGCCGCCGGAGCCCACCCAGGAACACTCGTGGGGCGGCCCCTTGGGCCGCCGCAAGGCAGAGGGAGGACGCCGTGGCTGAGATTACCCTCCTCGACCTCGACGCCGCCGGGATCGATCTCGACGAGCCCTGCCCGCCCGATTTCATGCAGTTCGTCTACGAGAACTCGCAGGACGGGTACCTGACTTTGTGGTCGCATGTGTTGTCGGAACCCGGCGGCCCGGCGCGTATCCAGAAATGGTTTGACGAGGGGCTGGAGGAGTATCGCAGCCGCAAGGTCCAAATCCAGATGGCGCCGCCCACCCCTAACCCCCCATCGGGCGACAACGTGACGGAAGTCACTTACCCCGAGGGGTCGACCGAAGCACCGGTCAATGTCGACGTGCCGCATGTCTATGGCGGCAGCGCGGTTGGCGATACCCTCACCTGTACGATGGGCAACTGGCAGGGGGTGCCGACGTCGTAC